ACTTTTCTGTGCTGCTTCACGCGAAACAGGCGGCTTAATATCACGGCCTTCTGCGCGCAGCGATGCGCGCCCCTTGGCGTTCAGGCCGCCTTCAGGGTTCTTCCCTTCCTTGCGCGTCCAAGCACCAGCCATGATCCCCTCCAAAGGAAAGATGGGGGCCGAAGCCCCCACCAATCACTGACCCATGCTGTCGAGCTTGCGGCCCTTAGCGGGGGTGCCAGCATGCGCGCTGGAAAGCGGGCTCATGTTGGAACCCACCTTGCCGCCAGCCTTACGAGCCTTGCGGCCAGCATGCGCCTTACCGGCATCACCATGGATTTTGCCCATGGCCTTACCACCACGCTTGCGCTCTTCAGCAGCATTCATGATGCTGGGAGCGTTCACACGGCGCGTAGGCTTGGAAGAGATATCCTGTTCCCAATCCTTCGTGCCAGCAGCCGGGGACTCACCACCAGCCGCGCGACCCTTACGACCCTTCATAGCGGTCCTCCTTACTGCTGGACATAAAGAACAGTCACCACGACATATCCAGCAGATGTCGCGCCGACCGGGGTTACAGTGATCACTACCGGAGCAGTGGTAGGCGCAGCGACACCAAGGACGCTAACGCCATTCATTGCTGCAAGCTGCGCCGCCGTGTAGGTGATCGCAGCGCGCCCGGCAGTCTTGGCGTCAATGCTGCCAACATACTGCGTACCAGCGGCAGCAGTGCCGATGGTCAGGGTCGCAGAAGTGGCAGAGTTGTACGCCGTCAGAACGTCAATGTTGAAATCAACGATCCGAGAGCCAGCCGGGATGTACAGCGTGGAAGAAACAGCAGTCGTGCTGTTCTGAGTGATCGAAGCAGACTGAGTAAGAACCGCAAAGCCCTGGTTAGGACCATCGGTTTCACCCTGCTGCAAAGTCCCCGAAACAACAGGACCGCTAAAGTGAGTAGCACCCATTTTTAGCCCTTTCCTGAGTTAGCCCCCTGACACAATGCCAGGGGGCCGTTACGGGGATCACGAAGTCGGGAACGACCCGAAGATCGAGCGCCAGTTGTAGTACCCGAAAGAGTACCGCTCATAGCCCTTGACCAGGAGGTTGTCGGTCACGAAATCGACCTGCATGTCCGTTTCAAACTTGATGCGCTCCATGTAGGAGAGGCCATCAATGTTCGTCAGCAGGAACCAAGCATACTGCGAGGTCAAGAAGTCGTTGACCATGTAGGATTCCGGCAGACCACCCGCCGTCATCATAATGGCATTGACATCGTTGTCGGCAGTGCCGGGCCGCAGCTCAGTCTTCGTCAGACGGATCGCGGTCGGTTCAAGCTGCGGCGGAACGATCAGCTTACGCGCCCGCGCAAACACCTTCAGGCCCGCTTGGTCCTTGAAGTTGGTACGCACGGAAATCATCGCGTTCAGCAAGGTCGCTTCGTTCAGGCCAACATCCGTGGTCGGACGGTTCGCCACCGTGCCACCATCAATCGGGTGAGAGGTGGAGCAAAGCGCCACGCCGTCACCGCCGATGGAAGCATTGTAGGTCGTCGCCGTGTTCAGGATGTTCGCGCCGTAGATTTCCTTGGTCTGCTGAAAGGATTCAATCAGGCCGAGGTTCGACGGGTGAAACTGCGTCTTGTACAGGTTGTCATCAATCGCCTTGCGAGTGATGGCATAGCCAAGCGCAATTTCCGTATGCTCCTGGTTGTAGATAAAACGCTCACCCGCGCCATTATCAAAAGCGGTCTGGCCGCCTTCGGTCTTGAGCTGGGCAAGGCCGAGGTAACGCATTTCAGCGGTACGCTCGAGCGCCATCTTGGAGTCATGCTTGGTGAAGATTTTGTCGTACTGAGATGGGATCATCTCGTACTTGCCTTCAACACCACGCAGACCGGGGAGGAGCAGGTCTTTAATAGCCGAAAGATTTACAGCCATGGTTCATGCCCTCCTTACGAGATGCCGGTCGGGCCAGCGCCATTGCTGCGCAGCCACTCGTTGTTGAACCCAACAACCACATGATTGTAAGCGGTCGTCGGATCGGCACCATTCGCACCCGGAGGAGCAGTGATCAGGTCAACCACAACAAACGGGAGCGTCACAGTCGTACCAACAGAGTTGAGGTACGCGCCGGAAATACCGCTGGTGGTGTTGCCAGTCCCAATCGCAAACTGAGCGTACTTGCCAATCGGCGAAGAGCCATATGCGGAAAGGGTGCCAGAGATGTTGAAGGTCGTGCTGTTGCCCATCACGACGAAGCGAGTATTCGGATCGTCAATGACATAGGCAATCACATCGCCCGTAGCGTCAGCACCCGGCCAGTAATTCGACCACACCGTGCGCTTTTGGCTGGTGGACAAATACTGGCAGCCCACGAAGATGCCCGCGAGGGTCGTGGTGCCGGAAGAAGCCTGGGTGATGTAACCGTTGGCCGTGCTGACCACCGGCATGACGGGATCGCCGAAATAGATCGCCGTGGTATTTGAAGAGGCAATGCGCCGTGCCGTCTGAGCGAAGGTGGGAGCCCCACCAGCGCCGCCTTGGTACTGCGCAAAGCCGAAGGGGGTATTCGTGTTTGCCACGAATCGGTCCTCCGATTGAAAGCGCCGTTACCGCGCACCGGGGCGGCTTGGGAGCAGAAAGAGGCTCAAACCTTCCACACCGGGGGAAGGCAATGTGGACCATACGCCCACATCGCCTAAAATATCAACACATTTTGTAGGGGTAAAGGGGGCCTAAACCCCCTTCAGTTTGTGTCAATCCTGCGGGATCGGCATGGGCTCAAAGCCCTTGTTGATCTTCGGCTTCACCTTGTCGTGGTCGCGGGTGAACTGGCCATCCGGCGCCGAGGAAAGCTGCGCTTCCTTGGCCCTGATCTGCTCCCGCGCCTTCCGCGCATCAGCCTGCCGCACCATGTCGGTGATCTTCTTTGGGCGGATCATTAGGATCATGCCCTTGCGCTCAATGGTGTTACCCTTCCAGCCCTGCGGCATCATCTCAGGGAACATATCCAATGGCGCGGGCTCCCAGCCCATGCGGGCATAGGAAACCATCTGCGCGGGGTCTTCAGCCCCCATCACCGTCTTGGTCTTCCATTCGGCATCCCAGCCCGGCGGCAGCCTGGAGCGGTCAATGTAGAATTCATCAACTCCTTCAGCCACCGTGCCAACATGGCCCAGGATTTCAGCCGTGCGGCTTTCCGCAGAAGCCAGGGAGTAATCCTTGCGCATGGGCGGGCGCAGCACCCTAGCGGGCGTTACCGGGGCTTCAGCCACGGCGTCCACATCCGGCGTTTCACCTTCAACCTGGGCGGCAAGCTCAGGCTTCGCCATGCGGGGGCGCCGACCACGGCGCATCGGTACGTTTTCCATTGTTCAATCCTTTCTCAATGCTTGGTCAGCTTGCCGTCTTTGATCAGGGCAAGCTTGTTGCGAGCATACTCTTCAGCGGTCATGCCCATCATCTTGGCCATTTCACGCTCATCAGCAGACAGGCGCACCACATTCGGGCTGCCGCCGCCTGTGCCTGTCCCAGACCTGCTAACGGGCGCAGCAGCCGGGGAAGATCGACGCTGGGTTGGCGCCGAGGCCGCAGACATAGGGGCTTCAGCGGCAGCCACAGAAGCCGCAGGAGCCTGCACCCCCAGGATACGCTCAACAGTCTCAAAATACTCGTCAGTATCCGGCTGTACGCCATCCGCCGTGACCAGATTGTGCGCCGCAACCATCTTCTGGGTCAGCCGCTCATTGCGGGCGAACTCAGGATGGGCGCGAACCCACGCAGCAGACCTGGGGGAGAGCTGGGAAGCCAGCGTTTCCACAGGATCGTAAGCCGGGATTTGCTGTGGATGAATTCGCGGGTTTTTGGCCTGCTCCTGCAAGGCCGCGCGGCCATTTTCAAGCTGAAGCAGCTTGGCCTTAGCATCCGCCATGGCTTCCTGAGCATCTGCCGCAGCAGAATAGTCTCCGGTAGCCATTGCAGCCCGCAAATTAGCCTTCAGGATGTCGGTTTCGCGCTTCAGCGTGTCAATTGCGCTGGTTACAAGCTGCAAATTACCTTCATCAACCTGCCCACGAGCTTCATTCGCAGCCCTGGCAGCCGCATCAGCCCGCCTTTCGGCCTCAATTCGCGCCAAACGCTCTTCTTCAAAGCGTTTTTTCAGCGTTTCGATGCCGTCTTCAGGGGAAATTTCGGCTGGAGGCGCTTCTTTCGCCTCTTCAATCTTGATTTCAGGCTCTTTTGCAGCTTTTTCTACTGCATCAAAGTCGATTTCGATCTCTTTTTCAGTTTCTGACATGGTTTTTCACCTCACCAAACGCGATCTGGCACATCAATCTTGCCCCGCACCGCAGTGTCATCGACAATTCGGCACAGAACATTGTTCACCGTGATGGCCCAGCCATCAGATGGACGAATTACCACCCAATCATTCACCTCAACCGAAATGTCTTTGAACCATTCGCTGGTGTCATCAACAAAAGCAGCCGGGCCTTTCTTCACCACAAGGCCAACCTTGCCCTGCACCTTGTCTTCCTCACGCGATTGATCGCTGAGGTAGATGCCAGACTTGGTTTTGTTGGGCCTGATGTAGATCGCAATCAGGATTTGATTGTTGAAAATCTCAAAAGCAGAAATATCGCCGATATCATCCAGCAATTTCTGCTTTGGGTCTGTTGCGTGTTCCATAATCATAAACGGCATTGAGTTTTCCCCTCTCTTTTACCGTGAACGCTGATCTGATTTGGTCTTTGCGATTTCAATCAGATCATCTAATCCTCGCAGGGCAGCGACTCCGCCCTGGAGGTAGCTGATGCCACCCACACTCTCCATGTTTGCAGGTGTGGTGGTTAAATTCTCTTTCAACCGCTCAATCTCTTCAGCGATCAATAGCTTCAATTCGCGCTCAAAGAGCGCCGCATTCGTCAACATCAGACCCCCTCGTCTGCCCCTCTGTGTTGTAGGAGGGCGGCAGCGTCAGAGGGGTGACACTGCCGCCCGAGATAGGCATTCAGACTTCGCCGCGCTGACCCTACCTACCTCACCTCTTGCGCGCTTGGATTTCGGTTTTCTCTAACCGCCCAAGCCCGCTGCCAGCACCGGCATCCATATCCTTGTAAGAACGATAGGTGCGGCCACCGGCCTTACGCTCACCGCGCTTGTGTTCCTGGATCTCGGTCTTCTCCAACCGCCCCAGGCCACTGCCCGCGCCCGCATCCATGTCCTTGTAGGACCGATACGCGCGGCCACCGGCCTTGCGCGGCATAGGCATGCCCGGCGGCGGCATAGGAGGCCCGCCAGCGCCTGCGCCCATCGGCATCGGCACAGGAACCGGCATCGGCATCGGAGGCGGCGCACCAGCGCCCGGAGGGGCGCCAGCGACCGGCACCGGCATAGCGCCAGCGCCAGGACGCCCACCGGCACCCGGCGGCAGATTGCCCGGCGGCATCATGCCCTGCTGCTGGGCAGCACCAGCACCAGGATTGATCGAGATGATGATGTTGGTTTTGCCCTTGGCGCGACCGCCAGTCTTCTTCGCAATCCGGCCACCAGTCGGGCGGGTGCCGCCCGTGTAGTTGCCTTCCATCACCTTGCCGCCCTTCTTGAAGCCAAGGGTGCGGCCAAGCGCGCGAAGATCGCCAGACAGGCTGCCGGTGCTGGGAGCGCCTTCGCCAGTCTCATTGGTGCGGCGCAGGCCCAGGCGCTCAAAGAAACCGCGCTCAGGCTGTTCATAGCCGCCCTTCATCATGTCACCCAAAGCAGTGCCAAGAGCAATACGGTCCAATTCACGCTGATTTAGCGCATCAGCTTCAGACGCTGCTGCGCGCCGAGGCGCCGGGCGGGGCGCCGGGCGGGGCGCGGCTACTGGACCTTGCCCACGCATGGCGCTGACATCTTCAACATAATCCACAGGGGCGGGCCTTACGGGATATGCAACATAGTCAGACGGATATTGAATATCTTCCACAGGGACATTCGTGGGCGTGAAGCCGCCAGCCTCATTAAAATACCCGGCAGAGGCTGGACCACGCATTGGACGCGGTTCCGGCAAATCCGGCTCACGATCCACATCCTGCATCACACCAGCAGGGCCGCCGTAGTATTTACCAATCCGCCCGCCCTTCTTCAGCCCTTCGGGGGACTGCTGCTTGTCATGCTTCGCATCAAGAGCGGATTTCTCCCACTTCTCCATGCTCATGCCATGCTTCTTGGCCAGCTTCTGATCTTGCTTCAGATCAGCCTTGGAATGCTCCCACTCCTGGTGGCTGACCTTACCGCCCTTCTTCAGCCCAGCCATCTGGGCTATGCGGCTTTTTTGAGGGCGGCTGAAGCCCATGCGATCTTGCGGCACGTTGCCCATGGCAGCGGCCTTCTGCATCATCGCAGCGGCGCCCTGACGCGGATCACCGGACATGCCGCCCATTTGCTTCTTGGCGCGGCCACCGGCCTTCCGCTGGCTTGGGGTGGCGCGTTCCATCTGCTGCTTTATCAACTCTTCACGGTTCCGCGCATCAATATACTGCGGCACCGTGCGATCCATCAGCGGCGCTTCACGCGCAGGCGCAGGCGCCCGGCGCGCAGTAGCTCCCATCCGCTCGCCCTCAGTCATGCCCGTAGCGCGTTCAGCATTAACCGCGTCAACATACTCTTTCACAGAGCGGTCCATTAGCGGCCTGTTGTCATCAGCAGCAGCGCCACCAGTTTCGCGCTTCGCCCGGCCACCCTTCTTCATGCCCCCGACATGCGGCTTGCCAAGCTCTGCATTGGCTTCCTTCACATCGCGGTTCACTTTCGCGGCCACCCAGGTCTTGGCCTCGCCGCCGCTCTTGCGCGGCTTGCGGTCAGCGCGGGTCGGGCCGCAGGAGCCTTCAGCCTCCATGCCCACCTTGCCGCCACGCTTGAACGCGCGCCGGGACACAGGCCGCAGCCCGGTCTTAGCATTCGTGTTCATCATCTCAGGCGGCGTCCAGGTGGAAGCATCCACCTTCTGCTTCGGATCGCCCGCAGAGCCCAAGCGCTTTGCCTTGGCCTCCCGAGCTGCCCTGATGGACTTTGCGCTGGTTTCACTCATAGCACTTGATCTCCTAGGAGGGCGGGCGTCCCCGCAGTTGCCTTTGAAAGAGGTCGGCCAAGGCAACCATAGGCCGAGCAGGAGCGGTCAACCGTAGAGCTTTATCTACGGTTGATCCACCAAAAGCTTTTTGTGGGAATTGCCCGCGCAGGGCTTCAACTTCAGCCGGGTCTAAACCGAAATGCCGCGCTTCTTCAGGCGATAGAGAACTTACTTCAGAAAGTGTTCGTGTGAACCTGTCGGCAGGACGTGCATTACGATCTGTTCGTACTGCCCCTCGATCTCCGCTGGT